GTTCAGGAACGGCAGATAACGACATTAACGCTATCAAAAACACAGGGGTGTTACCCGGTGGCTATACTGTCAATCATTATCTGACTGATCCAGACGCTTTCTTCTTACTGACATCTGTTACGGATCAAGGTGAGGGGCTGAAAATGTTTCAAAGAACAGGTATGGAAACAAACATGGAACCTGATTTCTCTACTGGTAACATACGTTACAAGGCAAGAGAAAGATACAGCTTCGGTTTTTCAAACTGGAGAGGTGTTTACGGTTCTCAGGGAGCTTAATGAACGAATAGAAATACCGTTTATAACTCAAGTATTTCAAAGAAAGGGCAACTTCGGTTGCCTTTTTTTTTGGTCTAAATTTATTGAAATAGTATGTATAAAAAGTTGTACATTTTTATAAATATATGTATAATAGACATGTGGAGATAATAAATAAAGGAGAAAAAGTGAAAAATCTTACTGATAACCAAAAAAAAGCGATGGATATTTTTTATACAGAATTCATCGAAACTTCGGACTTTACAGGCGAGGACCCTGAAAATCCAGTGGAGTATGTTTTCATCAATGAACTTATAGATGCCTTGGTTGATAAAGGCTGGACTGTCAAAGCTGCCGAAGGAACTGTTGGTTCTTTGTGTGAAACTAAGTTCATGGAACTTGCAATAGAAAAAGGTCCATTTGGACACAAAGAAGATTTGTGGGCAGTATATGGTGAGGAGGTAGCGTAATGTTTGATGTAATTAGTTATGACGCAAATGGCAACGAAGATAAAGCCATGGCAAAAAAACTTAAAGACGGATTTGCAAAAGTGTACGACAACATGTGCAAAGAATGTCTGGGCACTGGCAAAAGAAAAATTACTTTCGAGGATTGCTTTGGCAATCCAGTGCCAGAGAAAACTGTTTATTTAAAATGCAACTGTAAGGAGGTGGCGTAATGATAACTGGCTTGGGCAAAAGATATTACTACATAGGTTCTGGTTATGAGAACAAAATGTATACCCTTAGAGATTACGTTTTCTATACTAATGGCGAAACTTCTAGTGAAAGCGATAGGCACATGTTAAACCTTTCTACTGATTATGAAGAGGCTTACAAAAAAGCCAAAATCTATGCCGAAAGGGATGATGTAACATTGCGTGCTTCTAAGGTTGATAATTTTGCACCTCTTGATCCAATCATTAGAAAAGGTAAAAGAAGCGCTGAGGAAATAGAAAAGGCTAAAATTGACTTGCAAATAGCAACTGATGATTTTTTGCAAGCCAACCCGATCTTAGCACAGAACTTTGAAACTTATGGTGATGCAGATATTGAGGTGAAAAGAGAAATAGGTTTTGCTTTCTATGACATTAAAGACAAGCTTTATAAGTATGGCAATCTGTCTGAAGCACAAGTAGATTTTTGTCTTAAAATGGTAGACAGCTATATTACCAGAAAAGAAAATGCAAAAGTATGGGCAGAAGAAAAAGCTGATGCAGAGCCAGTACCTGTGACTGAAGAAAGAATACAATTTACTGGAGAGGTTATAAAAACTGCATGGAAAGATTACACTTTGCCTAACGGTATGCCAACGAGCTCACAAAAATGCACTGTTAAAGATGACAGAGGTTTTGTGGTTTGGGGTGGTGATGTAGGTGAAAAGGGTGACAGGGTTACTTTCATGGCTACAGTAACCGTTTCAGACAATGACCCTAAATTTGGTTTTTACAAAAGACCAACTAAAAAGGAAATACTTTAAAGTTTGCTAATTACAAGTCCTAGTAGTATGATTTTACTACTAGGATTTTTTAATTTTTGAACCTATTGACTGACCTAGCAGACAAGCCAAGACAATAGGGGAATTTCCAAAGGAGGAAATTATGGCAAATTCGACATTTAATGGACCAGTCAGGTCCGAAGGTGGTTTTGAACAAATCACCGTAACTGCAAAGACTGGTGCAGTAACCACCAATCTCGATATTGATAGCAGTGGTAATATAACTACAACAGGTTATGTTTCTGCTTATGAAAATATAGAGAGTATTACAAGTGCTACACACAGCGTTGAATCAACTGATTCAGGTAAAGTTTATACTTTAAACAGAGCAGCTGGAATAGTAGTAACACTACCTACAGCAGCAGCTGGTCTTAACTATACATTTATAGTGGGCACAACCTTCACAGGTGCGGGACAAATTAATACAGACAATTCCAGTGATCTATTCTCTGGTTTTGCTCATATATTTGACCCAGCAACTGCAACAGATATGAATACATTTATTCCTGATGCCAGTAATGACGATACTATTGATTTAGGAAGTGCAGCTCAGGGTTGGCTTGTAGGCGGAATTATCCGCTTGAAAGCAACAACAGCAGCAGTTTGGCATTGTGAAGCATATCTTCATGGTGACGGTACACTAGCTACTCCATTTGAGTAAGGAGAATAAACGATGGCTGATGTAGTTACTTCGCAAACAATTCAAGATGGCGAAAGAGTAGCTGTTATGAGGTTTACCAATGTCAGTGATGGCTCTGGTGAATCTGCTGTAAAAAAAGTCGATGTTTCGGCTTTAAACAGCAACTCAGCTGGTGTTGCATGTAGTTCAGTTGATATACAGAGAGTTTGGTGGGCAACCGTTGGAATGAGTCTCAAAATAGATTTTGATGCTTCAACCAATGTTTTGGCTATTAACCTCCCAGCAGATTCAACTGGTGACGAATACTACGATGATTTTGGAGCAATCCCTAATAACGCTGCTTCTGGCGGTTTTACAGGTGATTTAGACTTCACAACACTAGGTCATAGTAGTGGCGACACCTATATGGTAGTGCTAAAATTAATCAAGAAATATGGTTAATACTTTATAATTGAGTAGCTCGCTGTTAGAAGCAGTCACCCGCTAATAGTGGTGGGCTACTTAAATTTTAGGAGAAAAATTGGCAACATCAAATAGTAAAAACTTTGAACCTGACGTTGGCGAATTTGTAGAAGAGGCTTTTGAGCGTTGTGGTTTAGAGCTTCGTACAGGCTACGATCTTAAAACCTCACAAAGAAGTCTTAACCTTTTGTTGGCAGAATGGTCTAACAGAGGTCTAAATCAATGGACTATTACACAAAAAACCGTAGCTATGGTTGATGGTACTAGGGCTTACAACATTGATTCTACGAACTCTACGGCACCAATCGATGTTTTAGACTGTTTTATAAGAGAAACGGTTAATAGCGAAGACTCTGATATGTCGGTTGCTAGAATAAGCCGAGCTCAATACGCAGCTATACCAAATAAAGGCGATAAAGGTAAGCCTAATCAATTTTTTGTAGACAAACAATTAACACCGACCGTTACGGTTTATCCGACCCCAGATAAATCAAGCACTTACACACTCTATATGAATGTATTAACAAGGATGGATGATGCCGATGTAGGTGCTAACACAATGGATATGCCGTATCGGTTCTATCCGTGCCTAGCAGCTGGTTTGGCATATTACATTTCATTAAAAAAGGCTCCAGAAAGAACGGCTATGCTCAAACAACTTTATGAAGAGGAGTTTCAAAGAGCAATGACACAAGACGAAGAGAGGGCATCCTTTCATATTAGCCCTGATCTTAGGAGTTACGACATAGCTTAATGTCTACTTACGCAAGCAACAAGAACGCATACGGCATCTGTGACGTAACTGGCTTTCGTTACAAGCTAAAAGATATGAAAAGGACTTGGGATGGCTTTGTTGTAGGTCCAGACCAGTTTGATCCTAAGCATCCACAATTAGACCCCAGAATACCTCCAGTTGACGGTCAGGCTATCAAAGATGCTAGACCAGACACGAGTGATGATAATAACTTTTTTACGGTTTACACAAACGTAGGTTTGGGTAAATTAGGCAAACAGCTAACCACCTACGAGATTGCCTGTGGTGTTGGTTCTGTTACTATAACAACGACATGAGTTTTACATACAGTACATTAAAAACAGCTATAGGCGATTATTTGGAGTCAAGTGAGTCTACGTTCACAACAAGTCTGCCTACTTTTATAACTGAGTCAGAAGATCGAATTTTAAGCCTTGTAGAGCTTCCAGACCAAAGAAAGAACGTAACTGGTGCTACCTCTAGTAATAACAGGTTTTTAGGCTGTCCTAGCGACTTTTTAGCCCCTATGAGCCTCGCTATAGTGTCCAGTGATACTTATACCTATTTAGACTTAAAACACGCTTCATTTTTAAAAGCATATAGCCCCACAACAACGGTGACGGGTCAACCTAAATACTATTCAATTTACAGCCAAGAATCTTTTGCGCTTGCCCCTGTACCCGATGCAGCTTATACAGTAGAATTACATTACTTATATAAACCAGCTTCGATTACGAGTGGTAGTGACAGTGGAACAACGGTACTTGCAACAGATTATCCTGATGCCTTGCTATATGGTAGCTTGGTCGAGGGTGCAATTTTTCTTAAAGAACCATCCGATGTTATTGCCAGTTTTGAAGCAAGATTCAAAGAGGCAATAATGAGGATAAAAAACACTTCAGAAGGAAGAGCGACAAGAGACGAATACAGATACGATAGCACTAGACAAAGAGTATCGTAATGAAACCCATCAAATCGCTCGAAGGCAAGCGAGTTGCCTTATTAGGTCTAGGCATATCACAAATCGATTTTGTCATAGGCATGGAAAATGGGAAGCAATGGGATGAAGTCTGGGGCATAAACTCAGCAGCTGGCGTTTTTAATTGCGACCGTTTATTTATGATGGACCCAGCTAGTCGTTTCTTTGATACAGACGATGCTGGAAAGCAAACTTCGGTAATGACAAGGATATTACCAAAGCTCAAGATACCTATATACACATGTGAATTAGACAAGCGTGTACCAAAGGCGGTTGAATATCCTTTGGAAGAGGTAGCTAATTACGCCAAATGCGCTTATTTCAACAATACGGTGGCTTATGCTTTAGGTTTTGCTATGTGGAACAAGGTGGGAGCTATTGATCTTTTTGGTATAGATTTCTCTTATCGCAACGACTTACATTTTGCTGAAGCTGGTAGAGCTTGCGTAGAATTTTGGTTATGCAAAATGATGGAAAATGACATTACTGTAGGTGTTAGCCCTAGATCAACCGTATTAGATGCGGACGCACCAGCAACTGAACGCCTTTATGGTTACCATCGTTTAGATAGACCTTTGATAGCTGTGCCCCACAAAGAGAAGTGGATTATTAAACCTTATGATGAAATTGATGAAGAATTAGCAAAACTTGACTTACAATTACATCAAGAAGAAAGACCACCAGAACCATATAAAGGCTAATGAGCGATAGTTTTTTAGAAATAGGTAAAATAAGCGTCCATACTACGCACAATAAGGGTCACGATCCTGAGTTTTGGGCTGAGACAATAACCAAAAAAATAGTTGATGTATCTTCCAATGCACCTGACCATGTTAAACAACAGGCTTTAGCTTTCCAAAATCACATTTATACTATAATATTAAATGGAATGAAAAGTGCCATAGAATCTGATAGAGTGACTATTAGAGGACTTTTGAGTAGTCAGGGTCACGAAGATATGGCAAAAATAATTAAGGAGCTATAAATGGCAATAACATCAACAATATGTTCAAGTTTTAAACAAGAACTTCTAGTAGAAGGGCACAACCTAACCAATGGAGCTGACTCTATAAAATTAGCTTTGTATACCAGTTCAGCAACGCTAGGTGCTACTACAACTGCGTATTCAAGTGGACAAGAATCAAGTGGTACTAACTATTCGGCTGGTGGAAATGCTCTTACCAATGTAACACCAGCACTTTCTGGAACCACTGCGGTTTGTGATTTTGCGGACTTAACATTTGGTACAGCCACTGTTACAGCAAGAGGTTGCTTGCTTTATAACAGCACTAACTCGAATAAAGCTATATGTGCGATTGACTTCGGTGGAGACAAAACATCCACGGCTGGAGATTTCACTGTGGTCTTCCCGAGTGCTACGGCAACGGGTGCAATCATTCGTTTGGCATAATTTCAGGAGTTTGTGGTAAACTTTTATGATATAAGAGAGTTTACTTATGCCTTTAGCTAAATTTAACTTCAAGCCCGGTGTCAACAAAGAAGAAACTGACTATTCTAATGAGGGCGGTTGGGTTGACGCTAACCTAGTTCGTTTCAGAAAAAATCGTGTAGAAAAGATAGGAGGATGGGTCAAGGCTTCTGCTGATGCTTTTTACGGTATAGCAAGAGCTATGCACCAATGGGTTAGCTTAGGTGGAACTAGATACCTAGGGCTAGGAACCACCTCAAAATACTATGTAGAGTCGGGTGGAACATTTAATGATGTCACACCAATAAGAGCTACAACCACTAATGGCATAACTTTTTCTGCTTCTAACGGTTCCTCCACAATAACAGCAACAGATTCAAGCCATGGAGCTGTGGCTGGAGATTGGGTAACTATAAGCGGTTCTGCTAGTTTGGGTGGCAATGTAACTGCTGCGGTGTTGGATCAAGAATATCAAATTTTATCTGTAACAGATGCTAATACATTTACCTTCATAGCAAAAGATACTTCTGGTGATACTGTCACTGCTAATGCTAGTGATAGTGGAAACGGTGGCGCTGGTGTAGATGGCGTTTATCAAATAAATTCAGGTCTTGATGATTATGTTCAGGGATCAGGTTGGGGTGCTGGAGCTTGGAGCTCTGGTACTTTTGGATCAGTAACCACGTTGTCCGCCACAAATCAGTTGCGTTTATGGTCAAACGATAATTTTGGAGAAGACATTATTATTAATCCTAGGGGTGGAGGTATATATAGGTGGGTAGAGAATGATGGGCTAACAACTAGAGCCGTTAGTTTATCAGGAACTACTGGTGCCAATCTTGTGCCTACCGTTGGTTTACAGGTGATAACTTCTGAAACTGATAGACATTTAATAGTTTTAGGAGCTGACCCATTGTCTAGTGGTTCAAGAACTGGCTCTATTGACCCTATGTTTGTGGCTTTTTCAGATCAAGAAAACGCTTTAGAATTTGAACCAAAATCAACAAATAGTGCTGGTTCTTTACGTTTATCAAGTGGCTCACAGATAATAGGTGGTTTAAAGTCAAGGCAAGAAATATTAATTTGGACTGACACAAGCATCTACAGTATGAACTTTATAGGACCACCTTTGATATTCTCCATGAATCTTATCAACGAAGGTGCTGGTTTGATAGGTCCTAAAGCCTGTGTGAACTCACCGACAGGTGTATTTTTTATGAGTAAACAAGGTTTCTATTTCTACAATGGAGCAGTTACACAACTAACTAGCTCTATACAAGAATACGTCTTTGATGACTTAGATCAGTCTCAAGCACATAAGTGTCATTGTGCTTTAAACTCGGAGTTCTCAGAAGTTTGGTTCTTTTACCCTTCAATAGAAGACAATACTAAAGAAATATCAAGATATGCGATTTATAATTACAAAGAAAATATTTGGAGCATTGGTTCTATGGTAAGATATGCTTGGCTAGATGCTGGTATACAAAATAAACCACAGGCAACTGGCATATCATCTGATTCTTACTATTTATACAACCACGAATCGGGTCACAATGATGATGCTGACCCTATGGATAATGTATTTATAGAATCTGCTGATTTTGATTTAGGTGACGGAGATCAGTTTGCTTTTATAAGGCGAATTATTCCAGACATACAGTTTACTAACGACACGGGAAGTATTCAGGATGGAGCGGTCAATATAGTGCTGAAAAATAGAGATTTTAACGGTGAAAGCCTTACTACTGATAGCACAAGCAAAGTTACGTCAACTTCAAAACAAAGCCATGTTAGGGCTAGAGGTCGTCAATTTGTACTACGTTTTGAATCTGATGATGATAATGACGCTGGAGATCGTAAGAGTTATAAGTGGCGATTAGGTAGCACAAGACTAGATATACAGCCTTCAGGGAGGCGTTAAACTTGAGTAAATTGCTTGAAACTAGACTACCCTTAGCTGAAGGAGTCGAGTTAACACCAGAGCTATTTAACCGTTTAGTTCGTATTTTAGAGATAAACCTAGGAAGCGTTGACCCAGATAAAACAGCAAGTTTTAATGCCACAGAAATTTCTGAATTGCAATTTGCTACAGGTTCTATAATATTTAACACAACTACTGAGATACATCAGGCGTTTGATGGAAACCAGTTTAGAGATTTATATACCCATCAGACGTATTTGACGGGTCTTGGTGCTACAATGAGTATAGGGAGCGTTACAATAACGATAAGTTAATATGGCTATAAGTGAAGAACTACAAAGAAGAATC